GTGACGTTCTTAACAGAGCAAACCTAGGTATGGAAGTTATGCATGAGAGAAATGCACACAACTTCCCTCTTGACCTTGCTTCAGCAGAGTCAACAACAGTTGCTTTAACAGCACCTTCAATCGGTTAATCACTTAACTGATATCAATACAGGCACCTTCGGGTGCCTTTTTTATAGGAGAAAAAATGGTAGCATCTACCCTACAGCAACCAACAAGAGGTTGGTTTGATGTTCTAGATGACTGGTTGAAACGTGACCGATTTGTATTCATAGGTTGGTCTGGTCTATTGCTTTTACCATGTGCTTATCTTTCTATCGGTGGTTGGTTCTTAGGAACTACCTTCGTTACAAGTTGGTATACACATGGTATTGCATCTTCATATCTTGAAGGAGCAAACTTTTTAACAGCAGCAGTATCT